AATCCAAATCCACCATTCTTAGATACATAAACTTTATAGCTAGTTCTAGCAGTATTAGTACCCCCATTATAATGAAGGAAGAAGGAAATAAAGTCTACGACATCTTTACCAGGTGATAAAGTTACAGTAGTGATTCCACTAATGTTTGCACCTCCTGTTCCACCAGCTCTAGCACGAGTACTAATACCAGCAATCGCTGAGCCACTTGCTTTAGGAATAATTGTACATGTAGCACCAATACCATTACTACCAACCGTATTAGCGTATCCAGTACCACCCCCATGCGCTGCTCCTTGAGTGGTGATGAGAGTTACTGTCATGCCATTAGCAGCATTTGCTGGTAAATTTTTAAAGGATACAATACCAATATTAGACCCTCTACCAGATGACCAAACTGATGGCATCGTATAGGTATAAGTAGTTGCTGCCTCTAAATCTAACTCTAATACAATATTACTAGAAGCATCTGTATAGGTAGTTGCTGCAGCAACTGTTTCACTTACTCCTTTAAATTTTACAGTATCACTAAATTCGAATGAATTACTAGTATTCTGCCAAAGTATCGTTTTATTATTATTTGCAGTTGCTGAACTTGCATATATTTCAATACCTGCTCCAGCAGCAGTTGTATTGGTTGCATTTGTTGTAGAAGCAATACCTACTACTTTATCGGAAACATCAAGTGTCTCAGTATTAATAATCGATTGAGTTCCGTCAACTGTTAGATTACCCGTAATAGTTAATCCACCGCCAATAGTGGCATCATTTGTAACGGTTAAAGAATTTGAGACAGTAGCAGTCGTAGACGTTAATGTTGTGACAACACCCGTTACTGCATATAAATTCCCACTAACATCCGCATTACCATTAACTTCTAAACCAGTAGAAGTAACAATTCCAGAAGCACTAAACCCGGTTAGCGATAAATCACCGACTGTTGCAACACCACTAACTACAACACCAGCAGGAAATGTAGGAGCTCCACCAGATTTATTTGTATAATTATCTGCCCGAACTCGTCCACCAGAACCAGAAAGAACTCCTCCAATTCCAGTAGTTCCTATTCCAAGAATATCTGGTATAAAGTCATCACCATCTGCAATGATTAAATCATAATCTCCCTGAACTTCAACATTAGGATAATTTGTAAATGCAACCATCGAAGAAGCAGGAGGGTCAACAGTAATTGTTGCACCAACACCCAACGTTGCATTCACATAGTACATTTTATTCAATGCACTAGAAGTATCATCACTTAATGCTGTTCCTAATCCAGAAGCAACACTTATTAGTGAAGATCCATCCCCATAATATTTTGTTGCACTTATAATACCAGTAGCAGCATATGCTGTAATAGCAGCACCAACATTAACATTACCGTTAAATGTAGAACCAGCAGATACAGTGAAGTCAGTAAAACTACCAATTCCACTAAAATTAGAAGCAGTTACAACACCAGTAAAATTACCAGTACCACGAACTGTTAATGCATCCGTAGGATTTGTAGTACCAATACCAACATATGAAAGAGTATTAATTCCAGTATTAACATCAACCCAATTACCACCACTAAAACTTAGACTAGATCCGTCCCCAAAGTAATTATAAATCTCATCGAAATTTGCATTGATAATATTACCACCTGCACGGAGGGTACTACCATCACCAGCATTCGCCGCTGTTCCTGTGTTTATACCTACTTTAGCCATTTATAGAAGACACTAGTTTTCAGTTAGAAGTATTTAGACTATTTGACCATCATAATCTTTTGATTTAAGAGGTTTTGTCCTCTGTACAACGGAACCTGTTGTAATTCCAGCCACTCCATTGCGAGTATATGCGGGATATGCATTAGATTCTTTCCTTGATATAATATCAATCTTACCCCAACTGAAGTCCCCAATATAGTAAGAAGTTGTAAATGCTCCACTCCATCCTGCACCTTGACCCTGACCTGCAGAGGCAAAATCCATACTTTCACTACTAAATCCAGTCTTCGTTGAAGCAAAAGTAATAGTAGATACACCAGCAATTTTTGCAGTTATTCTTCTAAAGGTAGTAGTTCCAATACCTGTAAGAGCACCTGTTATATGGTTAGATGCACTATCAACTTGATAAACATTATCAACAAATAATGTTCCAATACCAATAACTTCACCTGCAATATTTAAAGAGTTAAGAGTCGTGTCAGCAAATCCAACATAACTATTCTTAATTATGAAGTAGTCACCAGTACCAATACCACTTAAAGTAACAGCAGTACCAACAATACTAGTATCTCTCATGTAAGAATCATATGGAATATGAATATCAAAAATTAAACTCTTATCAACACTAGCAGCAGTACCTTCAGTTCCAAATCCAACAATAATTCCTTGGTCTCCAGTATAAGAAGATACTGAATCAGATTCAGAAAGTAATGTAGGTGGTGCAAAAAGAATAGATGGTGGAGATGATTGATTATAACCAGTTCCACTATAAGAAACCTGAACCCCCGTAACAATACCAGAAGCATTGATAAAGGATGTTCCAACTGCAGTAGAACCAAGACCTACTTGTCCAAAAGATACAGATGGAGCAGCTGTATAACCACTACCACCATCAGTAACATCTACGGAAGTAACTATTCCAGAAGTGGTTACAAGACATGTTCCAACTGCACCTGCTTTACTATCTTGAGAAACAATTGTTACTTTATCTTGTACATTAGCACGAGTAGTTGCATTAGAATTTTCATTTTGAGGATCAAAGAATGGTCTTACATTATCAACATAAAATACTGTAGAACCTATACCAACACTCTTAATTAAATATGCACAAGGATTGATATTAGCCTCATACAACTCTCTATCTTTTCCAACTTCTTCTTCATTGATTATTTTATCTTCAGTTTGTCTTGTCCAAACGACAGGTCTTAGAAGTTCTTCATCTTGTGTATTACCTGGTCCGAAATAAGGTACAGTTTGTACCGTGTCAGTAGAGGATACAGTAGTGACTCCCCTCATATCTTCTTTTAGATAATATGGTTGAGAACCATTCTCTATAGTTAAATCATCACCTTTCTTAACTGTTTCAAGAATTTCGCGAGATACAACATCACTTGAACCACTTCCTTTATAGAAAATAACTTTAGACTTATCACCAACCTTAGGTGGTTCTGTAAAGGTGACTATACTACCACCATCAAATTTATATCCTTTACCAGGTACTTGGAGAATATCATTAATAAAGATAAGGACAATATCTTGAACATTAATCTTGGAACCTTTACCTGCCCTAATAGACATTTGAGTTCCTGCTCTTCTCAATTGGAAAGCAACAGTTTCTCCATCAAATAAACTATCCCAATCATCAAGACTTTCTAATTCACCAAGAGTCCATCCTGTAAACTTATCACTAAATTCTTTTGTGACTTCTAATTGGAATTCATTATAATAAGTACTTGTATCAGTTTGAATACCAGTAGTTCCGCCATAAGGAATTGTGAGGATCTCACCTTCACGATAACCACTTCCCGTAATATTGATTCTGAAATCAGTTACACTTGATCCTTGTCCAACAACAATATCAACAGTTGCATTAGTTCCAACTCCTGCAGATGTAGAGGAATATTCTAAAGGAATATTAGTATATGAAAGTGGAGCATCAATAACAACAAATGGTGGAACTGTTTGACTATATCCTCCCTTAGAAATTGTAATTGCTACACCAGTTAAAGTACCATTAGATCCAATCGTAGCAGTTCCAACCCATTGTGTATTAGGAGTTGTAAGACTTGTTGTACCAACACCAACATTAACTGTTTGACCAATACCAGATCTATATCCAGATCCACTATATCCAATACTAACTGAAGCAATAGTTCCTGCTGTTGAAACAACTGCTGTACCACCTGCAGCAACTAATGGTTGATATCCATGTCCTTCAGTTGATCCTACAGAAAGTATTACACCACCAACAGGAAGAGTTGATATATTAACATCAGAAGATACTGAGGATGCCGTTCCAGTAAAGGATATACTTGTAATTCCTGCGTTCTCATTTAAAGTATAATTTGTAGTCGGTGCTTGGAATACGTCATTAACCAAAATTACAGCATTATCAGTTGCAATTCCTGTAATATTAGTTTTATCTGATTTTAAATTAAAATCAGCCGTAGATCCATCAAATTGTGCAGCAATATCATCAAAGATGTAATTCCTAGAATATGCCTCATTACTAGAATCTGTAATGCCAGAACGTAAGAATACTCTTCCATTAAAGTGGGACCCAGTTGCTACTCCTACCCAATCCCTAGAATCTGGTGGATTAGTTGTACTACTTAAAGGAGTATTACCATAAGGAGCTTCTGTGAAATTAAGAACATTTTCAACAATGTTATAATTACCAGTGACCTTAGTTACTAATGCACCAGTAGAATGTCCTGCAAGAGATGTTCCTAACCATTGTCTTCTAACTCTAAACCTATTAGTGCTTCCAACACCAACAGATTCAACCTTCATAATCTCATTATTAACTTTGACTAGATCAGAACCACTAATAGAACTAATACCAGTAAAGTAGATAAGATCATCCGTAGTAGTTGCTGCCTGAGCAAGAGTAGTTGTTACTGCTGTAGATACAACAGGTGATTGAATAATATTATCCAGACTTAAAATAACCTTTGCATTTTGATTTGTAGAAACAAATCTATGAGAAGTACCTACACCAACACTTGTAATATCTACAGGTACAGCAATTTGTTGTAAAGCTTTAGCAGCAGTTTCTGCTATTTTAATCTTATCATCATTAATCTTAATAACAAATATATCAGCAGGTAATAGTGTAGTTGATCCAACTCCTACAAATCCATTTGTTTCTGCAATTCCTATTGCACCAACCGTACCTTCACCTTCATGAATATATTCAACCTGCTCACCTGTCTTGAAGAAATGATTTGGAATTCTAATAGTATTATTAGTAACATCTACAATATCACTATCATCCCCCTCAAAACTTCTACTAAAGATTTGTTCATTCTGATGGGTTAAATTAAATGCCTTCTTAAGACTATTCTCAGTTCCTTCATATAAACCATATCCAGTGACTACAGAAGAATTATTAAATGAGATATTATCCTTATCATCATCCTCAATCTTAAAGGCATTCATATAGGTCTGTGCTTCAACTCTAAATCTTTCAATTTCAGCTGGACCTGTAAAACTAGGAGTACATACAATTTGAACAGTTGCAATTCCAGCATTAGAATCGGAAATTATCCTACTACCCAAAGTAGCAATTCCTACTGACCCTACTTCACCATATTGAGTATCAAAAGTACCTCCAGTATCAGTTGCAACAATATAATCATCCAATACCAACATTTCAGTCAAACTATAACCATACTGTGAGTCTTTAGATGTATCTGTAAGTTGTATTAGGAAATATGCAGCATCATAACCACCTACAGTAGATGATGCTTGACTAATATATTCTCCAATAACAACCGCATCACTAGTTGATCCAACACCAACTGAATTAGATCTCAATCTTGCATGTTTCAAATCAACTGTTCCACCAGCACCAACAGTTGCTGCCATTGAAACTTGAATTGTATTAACAACCGCAGTTGTTCCAATTCCAGCATTTGTTTGATCAGGGAACCAATCAACTTTTACATTAGAACCATCATAGTATGCAGAATATGTTCCAAATCCTGCTTGGGCAAGAGGATCATCAACTTCAGTAATTAAGTTACCGTATTCAACTACCTCTATTGTATTATCAACTGTATTTTGAATAAGATTTAATTCATCGAATTCAAATTCTCCACCACTAAGTTTAGTACTATCTGCAGTAATGGATACTAGAATCTTAGATGAACGATAAGTACTAGCAATGCCTACAATAGTAGTTCCTGTTGTAGTTGCAGTTGCTACATTAGTGCTAGTAGAATCAATCTTTACTGTACCAAAATCAGTACTACCAACACTTAAAAGATTATCATCTAATTGATAGGAAAGTGTAGCAACATCATAATCATTTACTTTATAATTTCTTGGATACCATAATAGTCTTCCAGTACCTCCAAGAATATTTGCATCAAATGATCCTAAGTCATAAACACTTTCAATTCTACCATATTGGTTAAGGTATAAATCAGAATTATTATGAACTATATCAACAACTTGGAGTTGTCTTTGGGCACCAAATCTTCTATCTTTAATATACGCAAAATATTTTACTGCTCTTGTTACATCTAAATCAAATTCAGCAGCTATACTAAATGCAGTTGATCTAGGATTACTATTGAATTGACTTGCAACATCGTCTATTGAAAGAACTCTATTACCAATTGATTCGTCATAATCAAGAAGAATTCTACTAGCAAAAACTATTTCATTAGAAACTATTCTAGATGAAACATTTATAGAATTTTCTGTTACTAAATCAAAATCATATACTGTATTTAAATTACCAAATCCCACTAAATGATTAACAATTTCATATGAAGTTACCTCAGTAGACAAACCAACGGTCATTGAATTTTCATTCGATGAGTCTACTTGCATATCAGAGAATTTTACATGACCTAGAGTATGATTTAATGTACTTACAACATCATCCCAAGTTTCAAATGATACTTTAGATCTTAATGAATAGGAGAAGTTTTGATAATATAAACTATCTTGTATTCTCTGTAAGTTGTAGTTAAGAACACCAGAATCAGTTTCCCATCCTTTCCGTACCAAAGAGTATGGACCTAATTCAAAATCAGAATCATATGATGTTATAGAAGAAGCAATACCTTGAGTATCTGAAGATTCTCCAACAATAACATCATTAACTTTAAAATCATCTCCCGTAGATACCTTCAATGTACCAAGTTTCTTATCCCATTTTTCAACAGTACCAGTAGCATTGTTAGAAGTAACTGTTTCTCCTTCAAGATAATCTCCTATACCCAATTTAACATTAAATATTGGGAAATATTTTTCTGGTATGATTCTTCCGATAGAAGTAGCACTATCAAATTGTCCTGGTGTTACTTCAGGATTTAAATCTGAATAATATTCATACATGCTAAAGGTTACAATACCCAATCCACCAATATTTGAATCAACTTCTGTCAATTCAAATAATTTATAATCATAGTCCGCAGAATTATATCCTCTTGCAGTTGTACCAACACCAACACTAACATTTTCAATTATTACCCTATCTCCTGCTACAAATGGGAAAGATCCTTCAGTACTAAATCCAGTTGCTAAAGTAACAGATACATTTTTAGTTGTAGTATTAAATCCAATAGTATGAATCCCTACACCATTAGTATTATCTGTTGGAATAATAATAGGTGGAATATTGGAAATTCCTTTAGATTCTTGAAGAATAGTTACACTTGAATCTCCAAGAGTATATTTAAGTTCTATATCTTCATCTAACTTTCTTGTTATTCCATCAAATACTCTAAGAGTTGGTGCTACAACATAACCTCTTCCAACTGAAGATATTCCAATAGATTCTATACGTGCAAGATTATCAATTGTTATAATTTGAGGTAATCCAACACTTGGTCTTAATGTATTATCTGAAGGGAAATTATATCCAATATTATTGATTTCAGTTTTCTTAATTTTTCCTATTGTTGCACTAGAAACTTCAGCAATGGCATTTTTACCACTCTCTGAAGTAATAGTAGAAATTCCTGGTAAGGAATAATAATTTTCTCCTCCATCAGTTATTTCAAAACCTGCTATAGATCCATAAGCAGTTGCAGAATCTGTAGTATAACTTAAATCAGATGTGGTTGAAATATAAGATGCTTTTTCTGGGAGACTTTTTACACTATAAGTAAAGGAATTAGTTGCTCCAACAGAAATACTTTGTTTTCCATTATAACCACTTTCTATAACCTGAATTTCATTTCTAGAAATAACATTACCATCTCTAGTAACTTCCTCTTTAACGGGAGGAAGAGTACCTTCAAATAAAGGATCAAGAGTATAGAATAATGTATTAGGAACGTCTTTATTAATAGTTACAGTAACTTTAGCATCAGCATCTACACCAGCAGTACCTGATCGTATAACATTAAAGTTTTTAGTTAATTGATTGGTGTCCCATATCTTTAAAAGATTTCTATCACTGTAGATATTAAATTGGAATGCAGCATAACTTGTTCCTTGACTTACATATCCTAAAGAAGAATCTGAAAGATCAAATATTGCATTTTGATCTTTATATACTTTCAATGGTGGATTTATTGGATTAATAGTTCCAGCAGAAAGACTAGTTATTCCAACAATAACTGGTTTAATTAAATTAGAATTATAAGAAGTAGTAGATAATTTAAATGAATTATCATCGTTTCTAACAATGAAATATATTTTATTATTCTCAAGACCACCACATGGGATAGATGCAGTATGAACAACCTTTTGTCCAGTTACAAAACCATGATTTGCAATAGTAATTGAATTTGTTGTGGTATTTACTCCACCTGCAACAAAGTCTTTTGAATCAACTATAATTGCTCTATTATAATCGTTATACTTAACAGTAAATGTTGTTGAAATATTTCCAGGACTTACATTAATTTCAACATTATCATCAGTTGCTAATCCATGACTACTTCCTGTCGATACTGTTACAAGATTTCTAGAAATTTCTCCAGTAATTGGTGCATAATTTGTTTTAAGACTATGCCAGGAACCCGTCCCGATACCGGAGAATAATAAAACTGAAGATTGTTTAAATGTTGTTCCAATACCAATTATTCCGCTACCTGCAGTATTATATCCAACCCTAACTGTTGAAAGACCAATTAAATTATCACTAACCTTCCACGCATATAAAGTTTGTCCATCAGTTAATGTCGATATACCACCAAGACCGTCCTGAACATCTAAACCAGATCCTCTATTAGGAGAATAGGTTAATTGATCACCAGTTTCTAAACCATGATCTTTAATCCAAATTGATTTTGTGGGAATAAAGACTTGAGTTATTCCAGCACCTGCACTTGGATAACCTGGTTGTGAATAAAACTGAATAGTTGTACCAATACCAACTCCACTATCAGTTCCTAATGCAACAGATTCATTTGGATTAAAATAAATTTGTCTATTTAATTTGCAATCATAAGTTGTTTTAAATCCAGCATTTATAATTAACTTTCTAGGATTTTCATATAAAACCGTTGTTACGGTATGAGCAGCTCCTGCAGTACCTTCAACAGCTCTTAAAGCTCTAATTCGTGAAAATTCTGATTCAACATTTAAAACCTGAATCTTTTCTGAATTTATTGTTAAAATATCATTTTCCCTAATACTAGGATACTCAAGGTTTCCATTAATATCAAAATATGTAACTATCCCAGTAACTCCGTCTGATCCAATTCCAGTAGGAGTAGATCCAACTCCTGTTAATTTAAAAACATCAGATGTAATTCCTACTTTATAGGAACCACCAATTTGTGAAGAAGTTGTAGATAAACCAGAAACTGTAACTAAATCTTTAGTTGCAAATTGATGAGGTTTTGTTGACCAAATAATATATTCACCCTTTTGTTTAGAAGGATAAATTTCAACACCAGATACACTACTTGTAGCAACACTTATATTACTTAATGGTTTGCCCTCAAGTATAGAAACTTTAGCAGCAGCTCTATTTCCTCTAGTACCGGTATTATTAAATACTACATTATCACCAACTCTATAAGATTCACCTGAAGTTGTAAGACCTATTTTATCAATAGTACCAGGTGTTCCTACCTTAATATCAAGAGTCTGTTTTAAATCATCAGGAATATAAACATACGGATACTCTAAATTACCTTCAATTAAATTGTAGAAATAAGTATTTCTAGACCATCCTTCTTTTTCCAATTCATATTGCTTTTGATTAGAATAAGAACTAAAATTAAATTTATTAGGTGTATCTTTAAAATTATCTCCAATTAAATAAGGGAATGCTGGTCTCCTATATCCGGCAAATGGACCCGAAGAATCAGCATTATCATTAATGGTTGCAAAATAAGCATATACTCCATTTGGATATTCTGGTGTAACACAGAATCTACCATTATTTTCATCAAGAACTGTTGTATCAGCTATTTCAGAATAACTATAATCTTCAATAAAGAATCCTACTGGGAATGAAGTAGCAGGTGGTCTACTAGGCTTTAAATCCACCACGTAACCAGTCTTCATTTTAGTAACTACACCACCAGTTTGGCCAGTGTAACCATATGGTCCATAAATTGGATTGCCATCATATGCCCAACCAATTATAGGAGAGTGATCACTAGAAGAAACTTCTAAACTATTAACTCTTTGTAAATCACTTTTACCGTATAAAGTATTTCCATCTAAATCAGTCCCAAATACTGCTTCTCTAAGTTTTCTAGGTGCATATAAATGAGAATATTGAAGTCCTCTATCTATATTAAATTGATCAGCAATTATTCCATCATCACTACTGAAATTATCAATATGTCTTTGGAAAAGATTTAATCTCCAATTTTGAATATCTGCTCTAAATTCTGCACCTTCTCCAGGAACATCAACACTAATACTAGTATTTGCAGCAGTATATCCTGTTCCACCTTCAAGTACTGTAACAGATGATATTGTATTATTGTCAAGAACTGGTGTAAGTAGTGCTCCAGAACCATCACCATCAATTAATATATCAGGTGGTGCATTATAAAAACTTCCAGCAGATTGTACTAATACTTCAGTAATTACCCCATCATTAATAACTGGTTTTAACTGAGCACCTGAACCAGCAACTAAAGTAACATCAGGTTGTCTATCAAAATTAATAATTTCAGATGATCCATATCCAACACCATTTCTAGATACATGAATAGAAGTAATTTTACCTCTAACAATAGGTTGAACTTGTAATTGGAAAGTATTAGTTCCTATTGAGGAAATTCCAACTTTACCAGTTATATTTACAGTTATATCAGGGTAATTAAAAGTATGAGTTCCTACACCAACTGAGGTAAAATCAATATATTGTTTTGTTCTATAATAAAATTCTTTATCTGTACTAAATCCTACTTGAGATAATTTAAATTCATCACTATTAACTCGTGTCAAATAATATTCTGATCCACTCGTTAGTCCACCAAGAGCAGTTCCCTCAGCAGTATATTTAACTATATCTCCTGAATAATAATCATGGTTAGGAATTGTAACACTATTAAAAGCAGTATTAATTCCACTTCCAGTTTCAGTAGGAGTACTTCTCTTTTTATTTGCGTATCCAGATCCACCATTAATAATATTAACAGCATCAACTACAAATTTCTGATTAACTGCTCTTAAAGATTGTTTTCCAACACCATGAGAAGTTAAAGAAATGGTATTAATTCCTGAAATAGCTTCTCTTTCAGAGGAATGAAGTTTTACTTTAGTGTTATTTACAGGAGAAATAAAATAGTGAGAGAATGTAGTAATTCCACCAACAGGTGTTTGTCCATTGGTTTCATAAATTACTTCTTCTGCATTTTTAAATTTATGATAAGAGGAGAATCCAATTGTATTATCAGTAAGACTAACCCATGCATATTCTTCTCCAACATGAACATTAGCATCAGCAAAGAAATCAATACTATGATTAATTTGCCTCATATCTACATCAACAATTGCTCCTTTACCATTACCTCCGCTTATTGTTACAGTAGGAGTTTCCTCATAATCAAAACCTCTATCAAGTATTCTAAGTTCTGAAACTGATCCTTCAACTGCAGCAATTGCAGTAGCACCTGTTCCTACATTATCCTTAATATGTACAAGTGGTGGATTAATTACGTCATAACCAGATCCATTACTACTAACTTCAATTTCATTAATTTGTCCATACTTAATAACATCACCAGCTTTATAATTTAAGATCTGGACACCATTTATTAAAATACCAGTAAATCCTGGATCTGTTGCAACTATATTTTCATTATCACTTTTTGGAGGAGCAATTTCTCTTAAAATATTCTGTGATTGTAAAGTCTTAAATCTAAAATCATAAGGTTCTATTCTACTATTAGTTACAGTTTTCTCTTCAGTAAGAGTAACAAAAGTTTCATCTGAAATATTAGTTCTACTCGTTGCTAATTTTATTCTAGAATTGTTTACCCTATAGACAAAATAAAGACCTTCTGAAAATAATTCTGGTCCATCAACTATTCTACTCTTAGCATTTCCAAAAGAATCAAAATATTCCTCACTAATTCTTTCTGGTGAATAATAAACTGCATCACCAGTATAGAATCCATGATCTTCAGTTAAAGGGTTGATTAAAAATTCTGATCCGCTAAACGTTCCAGAAAATGTAACTGTTTGTCCATATACATCAAGAGGTTGTGCATTATAAGAAGGAATGGAAGGAGAAGCAACTAAAATATTTTCTCCCTTCTTATAAACATTCTGTACATTAGTAGAATAAATTGTAGAATCTGGATAATTATTAGATTCTGTTTTTAAAATAAGTCTTTTTATTTTATAAGTATTTGCTGCTTGCTCACCTAATTCTCCTTGACCTTTAATTTCAATAGATTTACTAGAATTTACTTTAAGTACAGTAGAGACTTGTCTTGAATCATCACCTAATATAACTGATGCTAAATCACCGACTTTAAAACAATGATCAACATTTAATGTAATTTTATAAGTCCAATCAGAACTGTCAATTAAATCTACTGATTTAATTTTATAAATTGGGGAAATATTATAGAACCAATTTTTTCCTTTAAAATCACTATCAGAAACACCTAAAGTTTTAATCTTAGCAGTATCACCTGTTTCATAATTTAAAGTATTTTCTGGAGCTTTAAATCCTTCTAATACCGAATTAATTCTTACTTTAATAGTTTTACTACTATCTACAAAAGAACTACCATAAACATAAGTATTAATTCCAATATTTGTTGCATCATTAAGTGTTCCATTTATATTTGAACATCCAAAGAATTGTGTTGTATTTTTAGATGTATAAGAAACAACTCCAACAGTTCCATCCGCATAATTTGCATATAATTCTCCACTTGTCGGGAATCCAACTGTAGAATCTACATCAATATAGGTTGTACCAGAAGATACATTTCCAATTACTCTAGTTTTAGGATGAACTTTAAATTCACCATATATTGACCCATCAACTCTTGAATCTCTATTATATCCAGCATCTATACTAAGTTTATAGAAAGTTTGACCTATTCCAGTATCTCCAGTATTAAGTGGTTCTACAGATGTTATAGGAGCATATGCTTTAGTGTAATTTCCATAAGTATAAGCACTTTGGAACAAAGTAGATTGTTCAAGATTTATGGGATTTCCTTCACCGACAATTGATTCAACTACAAAATCCTTTGTAACCTTAAAATTAGCATTTGAAGGAGTAAAAAGAAAATCTCTTGGTTTTATAATTCTTACATCTTCATTATATAAAGCTTTAAACAAGATTTCAAAGGATTTATCAGTACCTTTACTTAAATAGAAATCTTTTGCTTGTTTTACAAATAAATCTTGATTTAAGTCTTTATGTAATTTTCTATTCTCTAAACCCGGTAAAAGTTGATGTTTTGTTTTAAGTAAAAATTCCTTAAGAAACAGACAACTCAAATTCTGTATCTGAGACCCCTCTGAATGCTCCTCAGAGGTGGTTGAACTGAACTCTAGTACATCTGGACTGTTTGCTGCCTTATAAGAGGTTATACCAGAAAATCCACGTACACAACCAGTAAAGCAAGTAGTTGCTGTCCCTGTATAAGTAACAATTTCATTACCAATTTTTAATAATCCGTAAGAACTTGGAAATCCATAAGTTCCTGTAGGATTTTTTACCATATCAACAGGAATGATATCAGTAAAAGCATCAATAGATGTAGATAAACCAACAGTTTCAGTTAAATTAGTTTGTTCACCAACTTTAACGTATTGATCAATATTTTGAATCAGATCAATAGGACCACCTTGGTATTCTTGACCAAGATAGTATTGTTTTAAAAATTCAGAAACTAATGGGAACTCAGTCTTCGTGTAAGCAGGAAGCTGATTCTGAACTATGTTACTAAACTGGATTCTCTTTTCTGCCATCTTAAGATCTTACTAGGTTCCCGTTTGCATAACTTGAAGTAACGACATAATTAGATGCTGCTGGATCTAACCCAGATGAAACCTCATCCACAACTGTCTCAAAAGTACTTGTACTAATATCTAGTTGTAAATATAAATCCTGTAATCCAATAACATCATTAGAAGATGGACATACTGACAATTCAATAATAGTTTGACCATCTTTCAGTTTTCCAGATATAACATTAATAGGATTAAGAGTTATAATCCCTTTTTCATAATCAATAGTTCCAACATTCCTTCTAACAATTGTAGGTTCTGTTGAAGCAATTGTAGGAACTGTGAATAAGAATAAAGATCCGTTAGTTCTGTTTGTATTAGGAACATCCGAGATATAAACAGTTTGCTGCAATCCACTTATCATAAATCCAGAAGATTTAATATTATATCCATCCATACTTCTAATATGGAATGCATTACCAAATCCAATAGAATATTCAGCAAAAGTATTTAAAGATGCCCTTAAATCCCTCCTCATACTGATAGTAGTAATATTAGATGTTATAGCAGAATCACTTTGATCAATAATATTTAAAAATTTACTATATTTAAATCTTGCACCATACTTATTCATTTCAGAAGACTCTGCATACTTAGTTGCATTGGTAGAGACTACACTTGAAACAGCAGCCCCAGTAGATGCTAGATTAGTGTTATAATAAATCTTAGAATTGACTTCAATATAAAGATATTTCAAATCAAGGATTTCTGGAACAATTCCAGCAACCGCATATTTCTTCAATTTCATCCTAATGTTTTCTTTTATTAGATTAGGTAAGAAATCACCCGTTTTGGGTTTAATACTAATAAAAACTTTTCCATATTGAGGTGGAATTAGCTCTTCACCACCAAAAACTGAAATTGACTCAGTTTCAGGATAAATTTTTGCTGGAATTAGTGTTTCATAGTCATTTGCAGTCAATGCACGGTTTTGAGAAGCATAAATTCGAGGTGCAAACTTCTTAATTGAATCTACAGACTCAATATTCTCGCCACCTTTAGCTGAAATGTCAGTAGTTACTAAAGAAATGCCTTCAGTGACGGTATAATTCAGTCCATTTCTAACATAAGTTAAATTTCCAGCAAATTCGAACTGATTTACACCATTTGCACTATCTCCATTAGTTACAATGTATTCTGCAGTGATATAATTCCCTTCTTCGAGTGCTTTTCCAAAAATACCGTCTCCAAATATTAATTGATACCTTTCATTTTCAATTTCTTGTAAATAATAGACATTTGAAGTTGCATCTATATCAAAAAGACTGTCTTGAGAGGTATAATTAACTTTTGTAGTAGATTGTTCTGTTCCTTTTACATTTACTCGGATTAAAGAAGAGTCAATTCCAGTATTTGGTAAAATAAACTTCTGATTTGGTGTTCTAGTACTATATGTAAAGTTAGATGTTAAAAAATTACCTTCATAAACAGCAATTTCATCAAAAGAAGCAATTCCATTCAATACTGGGACTGTAATATCACTTACAATTGAGAAAATAAAGGATTGATTACCAAAAACACCGGTTGTTGCTAAAACTGGACCCTTATTTAAGGTAATTGAAGCAGGAGTAGGTGTAATACTGCTACAATCTACGAAAAAACTAATTGTCGCAGATGCTGCTTTCCTAGATTTGGGTAAATATCCAATATTTCTCGCTAAAGAGACCACATTTTCTCTTAAAGTAGCACTATCAATGAATACTTCATTAGATACCATGTTGGCATTGTATGAAGTAATGTAAGTATTGTATGCTAACAGGTCAATTATCGTTGAAAGATTAGATCCTTCAAAATCATAGTCAGTAAAGGTAGAATTTGCCTTTAAATAATCTTTAAGTGATGTTTTAACTTGATCAAAATCAAGATTAGAGAAGTTTACTAATGGCATTTATCTTATCTGGTTGATTGCAACGCGAATTGTAGTTCTTGTGGTGGAAGGTCTGCACCTATAATGTCATATTCAATAAGTACATCAAATTGATTGTTGTCAAAATTCGCAAATGCTTGTACATTTGTCAACGAAACCCTCGGTTCATAGTTATTAATAGATTGTGTAATCTCATCAACAATAAGATCTGCACTAATATCATCTAAATTCTCAAAAAGTGAAGCAGAAATACGTGATCCAAAATCTTGATCAAAAAATTTCTCTCCAGGAAGAGTAAATACAATATTTCTCACTGAACGAGCAATTGCATTTTCGTTTTTAAGCCCAATAAGATCGAAATTCAGGGGATTTGCCTGAAAAGTCATGCTAATATCTTTAAAACCGGGACTAACCCTTTCTAGAGGCACTATATTATAGCGATTATTGTTTATTTATTAAGGATTTATAACTAAAATTCTGCTGAGGGTATCATATCGTCGTCATAATCGAGTCCTTCATAGAAATCATCGTCTTTTTTCTTCTCATAGAGGTCATTTTGGACTGTTCTATCACGTTTTTTGGGTGTTATGGCATCATTTGCGATTTCTCTTAACATTTTTTGGTGCTGATCATTCGCTAAATTGTCTAGAAAGTCATTCATTTCCCTAAACCGTCGATTTTTTCTATTTACACATTCATAATTCCGCCATTTTTAACAAATTCTTCTTCACTACTTTGTATAAAGTGACAATCTATTGGTGTTTGGTCTTGTAAACAGTTACCAGCAAGCACAATTCGCCCATTACAACCATTCTTAGGTACATGATGACATAGATGACCGGGAAAAATCACTATTTTTCCTTCTTCTGCCTTTATTTTTCTTCCACTATTAGTAAAAACAAGAGGAGAAGACCCTTTTGGACAGGTTATAAAGTAAACAAAGCTCCAAACAGAGAGTTCATGACAGTGTTCCTTGGCATATTCCCCTTTATCATAGATTGCAAACCAAGTTTCGTAAAAATTTAACCTATGTTCATAACCATTTTTGATTAATCCATAGTTTTGATTAAGAATCCAGTATACCCAATCGGTTATAAACTTAATATTATCAGTTTTAGTGTTCCAATTTGAATGTTTTCCGTAAATATTGGATGTATATGACACAGAATAGTCTGCCCTTTTAACATCTTCCATTAATTTTGCATTTAAAGATGTATAATTGGGGTAATGATCAATTAAAACTTCTAATTTTTCACGTATTTTTAGTTTCATATAAAAAAGGGAGTATTACCTCCCTTGACCACGATACTTTTTCTTTGCTTCATTCCGAGAACTCGCGGCGTATTTGGTATGTTTACCTGTTCCTTGACGAGTTTTTTTAGGAATTGTCTCTACGAACTGGAGAGATCCCCATGTTCCTGATTTAGTTTTAACCGGCATCAATAATTTCCTCCATAGTTAGGTCTTGTGGATTAAATGGCCATGCAATTGGATCGTCTTTTTGAGCATAAAACTTGTCTGCATAGTCCTGTAACTTATCTGCTGCTTCTTCAGCAGTTAATCTTTGATGTAATTTTTCTGTTTTGTATATTATATTGTATAATTTGGTCATTTAATGAGGATTATATTTAAACATAAAGTACATACAGATGATAAAAGCAATGATAAGGATTGCACCAATAGAATAAATCATAATAAATTAAGTTCTTGTAGTTTTTTCTTTACCGAGTCACGAGTCGCAC